AATAATTGGATACGCATGTTGGGGGATCATCCCAACGCTATCATCAAGGCCACGTCCGCTGCTCAGAAGGCATCTGAGTACATCTTGCAATCATCTAATGCTCAGGTCGCGCAAGCGGCCTGAGAGGGGAGGATATCATGAAACTACAGGATATATTTAACAAGGCATCGGCTCATTTAATGAGCATGGATGGCCCGTCATTGGATGCAGACGGTGACGCTTGCGTCTATCGTGGCATGGACGATGATTGCGAGTTCAACGGTCAGAAGTGCGCGGTTGGCTTGTTTATTGCTGACGAGCATTACAGCCCCGAATTAGAGGGTGCGGGTATGTCTAATCGGGATGTTTCTGACGCTGTAGCAAAGTCGTGGGATCAAGATGTTTTACGTCCTGATCAGTTGTTGTTGTTGCACGATTTACAGACGGCCCATGACGAAACGTCTAGGGGGTGGGAGTGGCCTAACAGCATTGTTGACGCTTTAGACAAGGTAGCCACCAAGCATCACCTACGCTTTGATCCGAAGGGGTCCAGCGCATGAGGGATTTAATAAAAAGATCAGAATTATTTGAGTGGTTAGATACCTGCCCATCAGACAAGTGGAAAATTACCCGCGACGATTACGGATATGTTGTTATCGGATTTCCCAACGACGAAGATGACATTGATGACTTGTTCGACGAAAAAGGCGAAGCGACATGAGGTATATCATTCGGGACAAGAGCCGAGGCTATGGTGTATTTGATGAAAGGTACGCCACGCGAAAAGAGGCCGAAGCTGATTTGTGGCGTCATTTTTTAAACAAAGGCGGTGATTTGGTGGTTGAGCAGGAAGAGGCCAGCGCATGACCCCTAAGTCACCGTATGATCGTGGCAGTGCGGACGCTTATTATTGGCGGCGTCCGGACCCGCATTGGTATCCGGAGGGCATGGTTACGGGTCCGAGGGTTACTGACATGACCGAGGAGCAGGTTGCGGAATACTATCGTGGCTATGAGCAGGAGGAGGACAGGAAGGAATGGGAATGAAGTACAAGGTTTGGTTACGTTATGGCACGAGGGGCCAAGACACGAGGGAGATGTTTCGAGAGGTTGAGGCATTGAGCGGGGACCATGCTTTAATGTTGGTTAAGTCCATGATCAAGGACTATGCGAGGACGTTTGATAGTAATGTATCTTTGATTCAGGAGACACGTCCGGAGCCTGATTTATACTGGGATTATAAGTTATTGAGGGCCAAGGCGCGGGAGGTTTTGACTGAGTTGGAGTACGAGACGTTGCAGAATGCTTTGATGTTGGCGTGTAAGTATTACACGCGGGATAGAAAGGAAGCGACGATGAAATTGGGGAGGATATTTCATGACTAAGGTATGTGCTCATTACATTGTGGATAGGTTGGATGAGATATCCAAAAAGATTGAGGAGGACATAAAGTTAAACCCTGATGCTGATATATTTTCTGACGTTGTGGTCGAGGATTTACGGCATGAGATTATTTTTAACATGGGCGTTGATGCCCACAGTGCATGGAAGGAAGGAAAGTAATGAAAGCCACGATCACGATCACACAAAGGATGCTTAACAAGAGCATCATAGACGCCAATAAGAGCGTTGTAGAATTGTTCTCACGCAACTTGGCGCACCGAGGCTACGTGAACATAGACAACGGTGCGAAGCAGGTTGTTAGGGCGGTTTATGATGACGGGTCTGGATATACTGAGACCGAGATCAGGCTGTATCGGCGTCCTCGTGGCGATAAGCTTCTATCCATCAAGGGCTTGTCAAAACGGGCCACGGCGGGGGACGTAGTAACGATTGAGTATGATGATAAGATAGGTGCCGTGGTGCGAGTAGCGGCGGCATTAGAAGAGATTGTGGAGGTAATTGAATGACCCCACACGAGCGGCGAATACAGTACCTCACCATAGCGGCGGCGGATAACAAGCGCATGATGGATCACAACGGGGGCAGTCAGAAGTATGGGCAGAAATCTATTTCTGCGCATTCGGGAAGGCAACCGAGGCGTGAGACAGTTGCTTTCCTTTCTTTGGTGGATGAGGGTGTTGAGATACAGGAAGCCGCAAGAGCGGCGGGGCTAACCATACGGCAAGCCCGAGACATCTTACGACGAAGGAGAGAATAATGGTGAGTGTTTTTATAGACAAGAGAAAATGGTCCGAAGAAGAGTTTAGGGACTGTGTTGAGAGGTTCGAGGAGTTTTTATCGGAGCTTCACGGAGAGCAGCGTGATCCGGAACTGATGGTTCCGATTATGTTTGGGATATTGGTTGAGATGATGATTGATGTTCACGGGCCGGAGGACGCCCGTGAGATGATGGGTCTTAACGTAATGTCTCAGTGTAGGAGAGCGTCTGGTGACGCAACAACAATGCATTAGGAGGAACAATGCAACAATTAAAAGGCTTAATAGAATATCAGGACGTTTATGTGGAGAAGATGTTTCCGCAGGGGCATGGCTTTGGGGTTAATACAGAGGGCGAAAGCGTTTTCTTTGATCCTATATTTGCCAAGAAGCATAGCTTAGAGGAGGGTTCGTTTCAAACGTTTGTGGTTGTACCAAACGCCCATGAGCAGAGGGACCGAACTCCTTGGAGGGCAGTTGGATCAGGAGCAAACGGCACGGCTCCTGCCCCAGTACAGGAACCCGCAAGGCGTGTTATGGACTCAGACGAGGTTGATCGCTTGGTGCTAGATATACTAAGTGAGACGCACGACGATGTGAACGAGGACGCTTGGTTGTGTGGGGAGGTAGCGTATGAACTGCAGGAGGACCATGAAATAGATGGTCAGATGGTGAGCAATTCTTTACACCGTTTGTTTAACCAAGGCAGGGTTGTGAAGAGCATTACGCACCAACGTCCGGGGCTTTCTGCTAGGGGGTCGTTTGTTCGATGGGCCTTGACCTCTGCGCCGTTCTTTCCTCCGACATCAAAGGAAGTAATAGACATGGAGAAGTCGATTGAAGAAGGCTGAAGATAAAAAATACGCAACGGTGACGATCATGGCGAAAGACTTGGAGATTCTCAGGCGGATTGCTGCACAAGAGCGGCGGTCCATGCTTCAGCAGTTATCGTTGATTATAAATAAGTTTAAGGAAGAAGCTGCGTAAGTTTTTTTCTTCTATAAACGACAGAGCGAGGCCCGATTTTATCGTCGGGCCTCGTTCCATTTGCCCTTCTTACCAGCAAGGGCTTCTGGTTTTTCTTTACTGTAACCTCGTATCTGTGTGACGTTGAGGCTAGATTTCTTTAACCCTTTTAGATAAGCCCTTGCGATATCTTCGGTCAAGCCTGTTTGTTCCGACAGGACCGTGGCTCCAGTGTCGAGGGTCCGCAATCCTTTTTTAAAGTCCACCATTGTTTCGATGACGTCTTCATGGGTTGCGGGTTTTTTTATACGGTCAGCCATTCTCTTGCTTTTTCTCCAAGGACCACGGCACCGATATCGATCTTGCTTCTCAAGGATTTAACGATCTTTTCATCAATCGTTTTCTCTGTGATTAGATCGACGTATGTTACTGGGTTATGTTGCCCGATACGGTGAGCGCGGTCTTCTGATTGTATCCGAGTTTCGAGGTTGAAGTCGTTAGCATAGTAGACCACGAGGTTAGCTTCGGTCAATGTCAGACCGTACCCTGCGGTTGCGGGATTGCCTACGAAGAACCTAATCGTGTCACCGTGTTGAAAGTCCCTGACGATTTGACTTCGCTTATCGTCGGACGTGTCACCGAAGTATGCAGCGGCACAACCATCCCCGAATCTTTTGTTGAGGGCCTCGGTGATAGCTTTGATATCGTGTCGAAACCGTGACCAGATTATGGCTTTGCCTTGGTGCTCTTCTACTATTTCAAGCAGCGCATCTAGTCTGGTTGAGGGAAAGGTTATCATGTCACCATCATCTGTTTTGAGATGCCCTGACATAACTTGCTGCATGCGCAGGAGTTGGGTGATTACGGCGGGGGCCGTGGTCATATCGCCGTTTTCAAATAGGACCATAGCGTTTGCTCGTATCTCTTCATACATGCGGCGTTGCTCAGGGGTCATGCTTACGTTACGCACCGTGTATATTTTCTCGGGCAAGTCGAGGCAGTCTTTCTTGAGTACCCGAAAGGAGAACGAATCAATCCGGTCGGTTAGTTCATCTAAGTTTTTATAGCCTAGTATCTGCGTGAAAGCAGCGGCACCCATCTTAACCTTTTGCATGACGGCATATCGGCTTTGGAAACCCCAGTATGATTCGAAGCCCATGAGTCCCGACCGTAGGAACTCCGCTTGTGACCAGATATCCATCGGGCTTTTGGTAACGGGTGATCCGGTGAGCAGACGCCTGAATCTAAACTCCTGCGCTATCTTGAGCAGGGCCTTGGTTCGTTTGGCCTTGGGGTTTTTGATGGTGGTGCTTTCATCCACGGCTATGAGACCACGGGACCCGAAGCGTTTAGCAAACCATTCCCCTGCGGTTCTGCCTTTGACGGAACTGAAAGCCTCGACGTTCATAACGAAGATCGTCAGGCCCTCGAACGGTTCTTGGACCGATCTCATTTCTTCCTGTTGCTTTTTGTTGCCGCCTGTAACCCAGCGTATTATGCGATAGTCCACGCTATCGGACATGTGCTCAGGTATTTCTTTCTCTACCCAGTTTCGATATACGCCCTTTGGTGCGATGACCAAGGCGAAGTCTATGTCCTGCCTTAGAAACAGCATGCCCATATTATCTATGAGAACCTTAGACTTTCCGGTTCCCATCTCCATAAAGTACCCGAACTCTGGGCGGGTAAGCCCAACCGTCAACGCATCCCTTTGATGGTCGAACGGATTTTTTTTAAAATTGTACTTGAAATCCATGACGTCCTCCATTATTGTCTATTTTACGGATTGGTTATTGTTTTACAGATAATAGTCTGACCCGTCAACCACAACCCTGAAGAGGATGAACTTATGAACGATATTTTTGATGACATGTTTGACGAAGGCCAAGCGTTGGCTGGAGTTGACACGAACACTGGGAAAAACCTCAGTGATCTAGTGCGTACAATGCGCGGGATCGAAGACCAGATGGTCGATGCCGAGGCGCACTTGAAAGCATTGAAGGCTGAGAAGCACAAGCTATCGGTCGAACAAATACCATCACTCATGGATGAGATGGGCGTTGAGCGTCTTGATGTAGACGGCTTGACTGTGCAGCGTAAGATGATGGTTCACGCCAGCATCCCAGTTGCGCGAAGAGAGGAAGCCTATACGTGGCTTCGGGAGCAGGGGCTTGATGACATTATAAAGAACGATGTCATATGCTCGTTTGGCAAGGGCCAAGACAACATGGCAAAGGATGTTGTTGGCATCTTAAATGATCGTGGTTTCGAACCGAACACCAAGACCCACGTTCATCCCTCTACATTGAAGGCGTTTATTAAAGAGCGCGTGACGGACGGGAAGCCTATTGACCTCGACATGTTTGGGGCATTCATCGCAAACGCAGCAGAAATCCGGAGGAAAGCATAATGGGTGCGTATAAGAATAAAATGCTGGAAGAAATGGATGATGAAGACCACACTGATGAGTATGGTGGCTTCATGGACAACGACGAAACAGATTTCGAAGAGCGCATGGAAGATCAGTTGATTGAGAGACAGATTGACGAAGAGCTTCAAACTCTCTTGGAACTTGAGGCTGATCTTAACGGGCAGCAAAAAGCTTTATACAATAGTATGAAGGTTGAGAAGAAGATGGCGAAGGAACGCATCTCTTTGATTAAATCTATTCTTGGGGGGGCATAAATATGGGTAACGCGGTAGCAAATAAAAAAAGTGCAGAGTTAAGCACAGATGTAATGGACGATATCTTTGACACTGCGGGTGAAGGTGCTTCATTTGACAGTAGCGAGATGCAGATACCGTTTGTCCGGTTGCTTCAGGCTATGTCTCCACAGTTAAACAAGCGCAATGCTGAACACATTGAGGGTGCGCAGCAAGGTGATGCGTTTAACAATGTCACATCTCAGGTGTGGAACGGGGAGGAGGGGATACGTGTGATCCCTTGTTACCAATGCACCAAGTACCTTGAGTTTGTGCCGCGAGAGTTGGGCGGTGGTTTTCAAGGTGAGATTGCCGCGAATGATCCTGTCCTGACGCAAACAACACGGTCGGGGTCCAAGGAGATGTTGCCAAGCGGCAATGAACTGGTGAAGTCTGACCAGCATTTCGTGTTGATTGTAGATGATGACGGCTCTTACCAACCTGCGGTGGTAGACATGAAGTCTACTCAACTCAAGGTAAGCCGTCGTTGGAAAACGCAGATCGCCATGCAGAAAGTCAAGCATCCCAAGTCGGGTGCGATGGTTACTCCGGCGGTCTTTGCCACGGTTTGGCGTCTACGCTCTGTCGAGGAGAGCAATGACCAAGGGACTTGGAATAACTGGGCCGTTGAGAAAGAAGGCTTGGTTAAAGAGCGTGATCTGTTGCAGGAGGCAAGGCTGTTTAGACAGTCCGTTGCAGCGGGTGAAGTTAAAGCAGCACCGGAGGGTGAAACCTCCGCAACTCCGCCTTCCGATAAACGGGACAAAGACATCCCGTTTTAGGCTGCTTTAGAGGGGCGTGGGCTAGGATTCGCACTGCGAAACGCCCCTCACTTTCTCAAGGATTATCGCAATGACACAAGCTAGTAGGATGCTGGCTATCTTCGCGGGTTCGCGGGTGGCGTATGGCTCTACAAAAATAAAACGTGTGGGACGGAACGGTAAGACCGAAGCCGATAGTTGGATTGTGCGTGATCCGATTACCGAGGAGGCTATGCAGGAGCATTTAGATGGCTCATTAGGTGTTGGGTCCATACCGATAGACGAGGACAACGCATGCCGCTTTGGTTGCATTGATGTTGACGTCTACGATCTGGATCACAAGCAGCTTCAGCAAAAGATTACTAAGTTAAAGTTCCCATTGTCTCACTGCCGTTCGAAGTCGGGCGGGGCGCATTTGTATTTGTTTCTTGAGCAGCGGGAGCCAGCGGCAGTGGTGCGAGAGTTCCTGACCGAGATGTCTATTGCGTTGGGCTTCTCTGGGTCAGAGATTTTTCCCAAACAAGACACGATATTATCTGAGCAAGGGGATGTTGGTAACTTTATTAACCTGCCGTACTTCAAGGCAGAGGAGACGGTTCGATACTGCTTCGATAGCAAGGTCGAGGCGTTGGAGTTAGACGATTTCTTGGATCACGCAGAGAAGTCTGTCACCACGATAGATACTCTGGAAGCCTTGAGACTTGGGGGCAAGGAAGATTTCTTTGACGGGCCACCATGCTTGCAGCACATGTGTTCTCAGGGTGCAATCTCAAGTGATAGGAACACAACCCTCTTCAACTGTGGGGTGTACTGCCGTAAGAAATGGGCTGATGATTGGCCTCAGAAGCTAGAACAGATGAACAGGGAGCTAACAGACCAACCTCTTCCTGCTTCTGAGATGTCTGCGCTGCAGAAATCGGTAGGCAAGAAAGATTATTTCTACACTTGCAAGCAAGAGCCAATCAAAAGCTATTGTGATCCGGACGTATGCCGTACCAGAAAGTATGGTGTGGGGGACGACATGCCGGACGCGCCCAAGTTGGGCGGTCTTGTAACCATGTTGTCGGAGCCTCGCCTGCATTTCTTGGATGTGACAGGGCGTAGGGTGCAGCTATCAACAGAGCAGCTACAGAACCAGACGCTATTCCAACGGGCATGCATGGATCAGCTTAGTATTATGCCGCCCACTATGCGGCCTGCCAAGTGGCAGATGTTGATCTCTGCGTTGATGGTGAACTCCACACGCATAGAGGTTCCGGAGGAGCTAACTTACTCGGGACAGTTTAAAGATCATCTACGCATGTACTGCACCAGTAGGATACGGGCGGTACAGGCAGAAGAGGTTACGCATGGGAAGCCGTGGACCGAGGACGGGTTTACCTCGTTCATGATCGCGGGTCTCATGGAGTATTTGCGCAATCGAAACTTCACTCACTACACAAGGGCCGAGGTTACGGAAGCGTTAAAGAAGCTGAACGGTGGCAAGGATGCAGAGTACAAGCTGAACTATCGCAAGGCTGATGGAAAGAGAACAACGGCGCGTGTTTGGCGTGTGCCTGCGTTCGAGGAAACGGATGTAGAATTAGATGTAAAGGAGATTCCAAATGACATCCCCTTCTAACCGTTTGTTAAGGGTGTCTGAGGTTGCAAAGCTTTTGGGAGTATCGACCTCAACTCTCTACAAGTGGGTAAAAATGGGCCAGTTTCCACGGCCCATAATGCTTGGGCCTATGAACCCCAAGCAGCGACAGACCAAGCGTTGGGTTCTGAGCGAAGTGGAAGAATGGGTAAACGAAAGGGCTAGGGAAGATGATTACGAATAGTGAACTGATACTGGGACCGCCCGGAACTGGGAAGACATACACGTTGATGGAGCGGGTGAACGATTACTTTGAGGAGGGCGGTGCGCCCCATAGATTTGCGTTTGTTTCTTTCACTCGCAAGTCAATTCAGGAAGCGATGGAACGGGCTTGCCTGAAGTTTAACCTCAAGCCAAAGGAGTTGCCGCATTGCAGGACGTTGCATGCCACGGCGTTTCACGGGCTTGGTCTGCAGACTGCTGATGTTATGGGGGCTGATGACTACAGGAAGCTATCAGGTATCTTGCGTCTTGATCTCTTGGCGAAGGACGGGATTGATGTGGCAGACGGTCTGCCTAAGACAACACTCTCGGGGTCCGGCGCTCAGTACTTAAACATAATCGACAGGGCGCGGTCGCGTTTGGTTTCTCTTGAGCAGGAGTTCAATGACTCGGGCAACCATAGTCTTGCCTTCTCCAAGCTGGAGAATGTCGAGGCCACACTAACCAAGTACAAGACGCAGGAAGCCAAGCTAGACTTTGGGGATTTTATTTCTCGGTATGTAGAGCTTGTTATTCCTCCGGAGCTAGACGTATTGATTGTTGACGAGGCCCAAGACTTAACGCCGTCACAATGGCAGATGGTTTCAAAGATGTCGGAGCATGCCAAGCGAATCATCATTGCAGGGGATGACGATCAGGCTATCCACGAATGGACAGGCGTTGATGTAAACAAGTTTTTGTCAGCATCTAAGAAGCAGACTGTGTTGAGTCAGTCGCACCGTATGCCACGGGTAGTGCATGATTTGTCCCAACGTATTGTAAAGCGCATAGACAATCGCATCTCCAAGGAGTTCGAGCCAACGGAGCGAGAGGGCAAGGTCACGTACCACATGAACTTTGAGACGGTTCCTATGTATGAGGGGTCGTGGACCTTGATGGCACGTACCAACTCCTATGCTTGGGAAATGGCAAAGCAGGTCAGGGCGTATGGATACCTGTATAGCTTTCGCGGTCGGTCAAGTGTGAGCGAAGCGGTAGCCGATGGCATTGACGTATGGCGGAAGCTGCAAGCTGGAGAGCGTGTCAGTCGCATGCGGGTTAAGGAGTTGTATAAGAACGTTCCGAAGATGGGGGACTATCGGGTTGTTAAGCGGGGTGCTACTGGGTTGTTGGATGCTGCAGCGGATGACGCTATGCTTTCATACGACGAACTTGTTTCTGAGTTTGGCTTGGTTGCTCCGATAGATCGCCCTGCCACGGACGTAATGAACCTCGGGACGGAGGACAGGTTATACATACAGTCGATTGAGGCACGAGGCGAAAGAATTACTGACACGCCTCGCATTAAAATCTCAACCATCCATGCTATGAAGGGTGGGGAGGACGAGAATTGCTTGGTGTATCTAGGGTCCACGAAGGCTTGTCTGGAAGGGAAGAACCCAGACGCGGAGCATAGGGTGTTTTATGTTGCCGTGACTAGGACCAAAGAGAACCTGCACATTCTGGAATCCGATAAGCGATACAGGTATATGTTGTGAAAAGAGATGAGGTGCTAGACAAAGCCAAGTCTCTGATATCTGGTGACAGGCAGGAGGACTACGGGGATGCAACACAATCGTTCAGGGACATTGCAGATGGGTGGAACGTCATTGTTTCTAGGGCCATTAAACAGAACGGGACATTTTCCCCTATTACTCCCACGCATGTAGCGTTGATGATGGATTGGTTAAAGACAACACGGCTGCTCAACGATACATCGCATCAAGACTCGTGGGTGGACAAGGCAGGTTACAGCGCACTGGGCGCAGAAATAGGTTTATCAAATGGCGAAAAAAGATAAGACCATAAGCTTTCTTGAGCGAATGGAAATGGATAACTTGGACCCCGATTGGAACATCCCGTTCGAGTTCCCTGATCTGACAGGCTACAAAGAAATAGCCGTGGACCTTGAGACAAGAGACCCAAACCTTACCACCCTTGGCCCCGGATGGGCTAGGGGTGACGGGAATATCGTGGGCATTGCGGTAGCAGCGGGGGATTACGCTGGCTACTTTCCTATTCGTCACCAGAACGGACACAATCTTGATCCTAAGATGACGCTGCGTTGGTTTAAAAAGCAGATGGCTACACCTCGGATTGATAAGATCATGCACAATGCAACCTATGACGCAGGTTGGCTATACGCGGAGGGCATAGAGGTACAGGGCCGGATCATCGACACGATGGTTGCCGCTCCTTTGATAGACGAGAACAGGTTTTCTTACAGCCTCAACAATCTAGGCCGCGATTGGATTGACATGCGTAAGAACGAGAAGATGTTACGCGCTGCGGCAAAGGACTTTGGCCTTGATCCTAAGTCAGAGATGTGGCGTCTGCCTCCGATGTACGTTGGTGCGTATGCAGAGCAGGACGCAATCATGACATTGAAGCTTTGGCATCGGCTCAAGATAGAGATCAGCGAACAAGACTTGGGTGCAATCTTTGATCTCGAAACGGGCCTCATACCTTTGATGTTGGAGATGCGTAAGAAAGGGGTGCGTGTTGATCTGGACAAGGCGGATCAAGCTAGGGACGGGTTACGCAAGCAAGTCAAGACGCTCAAGGAGTTTATCAAACACAAGAGCGGGGTGAAGATAGAACCGTGGGCTGCAGAGTCAGTGAAGAAAGTCTTTGAGGCTTTGGACCTATCTTATCCAAGCACGGAAACTGGCGCACCGTCCTTTACCAAACAGTACCTGTCCTCTCACCCGAACGAAGTGGCTCAGGCTATCGTAAAGCTACGCGAGTTTGACAAGGCAGACGGTACGTTTATTGAAACCATACAGCGGCACAGTCATAACGGACGCATACACTGCGAGTTCCACCAGCTACGGAGCGATGACGGAGGCACGGTAACTGGACGGTTCTCGTCCTCAAACCCAAACCTGCAGCAAATCCCTGCGCGTGATCCAGACATCAAGAAGCTGATACGAGGCTTGTTCATTCCGGAGGACGGGTGCCAGTGGGGTTCGTTTGACTATGCTAGTCAGGAGCCAAGGCTCTTGGTTCACTTTGCTGCAAGCGTGTCCGGTGTGCATAGGCATGACATGGTGGATCAGATTGTCAAAGAGTACCATTCGGGCGATGTCGATCTGCACCAGATGGTGGCAGACTTCGCAGGGATTACACGCAAGCAAGCTAAGACTGTGAACCTTGGGATCATGTATGGCATGGGAGTTGCAAAGCTGGCTGCTCAGTTATCGATCACGCCGGACGAGGCCAAGGCATTGCTGGCTACGCACCATTCGAAGGTGCCGTTTGTTAAGGGGCTTGCGGAACTGGCAAGTGTACAGGCATCCAAGCATGGTTCGATACGCACGTTGCTTGGTAGGCGGTGCCGCTTCCATCTATGGGAGCCGCGCACCTACGGGTATGAGCAGCCGCTCCCGTTGGAGGATGCACAGAAAAAGCACGGCATGAATTTACGCAGGGCGTTTACATACAAGGCACTCAACAAGTTGATCCAAGGATCAGCCGCCGACCAAACCAAACGGGCGATGTTGGATTGCTATAACGAGGGTCTGGTTCCATCGCTCACGGTGCATGACGAACTGTGCTTTTCGGTACAGGATCAGAAGCAGGCGTCACGCATTACCGAGATCATGGAGCATGGTCTTGATGACGTTCTGAAAGTACCATCCAAGGTGGATGAGGAGTTGGGTAGTAACTGGGGCGAGGTAGGGTAAACCTACTGTCCCATCCCAAGTCTTCGAGCGATGTCGATATTGCGGAAGTCCCCGAGTAGTGTGGATGGAATGAACTGACGCAAGCCTGTATCCGTTTGCTGCACTGGAGCCGCTGCAGGGGCCGTAGGAGCGGGGTTAGCTGCAACAGGAGGGGTAACCTGCAATTCTACAGGAGCGGCTTCTACAGGCACTTCTACAGGCTCCTCTGTGCGTTCAGCCAAAGGCATAAATCTTCTTTCATTCGACAGCGCGTTAAACTCTGCATATGGAGGATCATCAGTCACCCTTGCTTGTCCTTCTTGAACCTCAAGATTAATGTCTCTTATTAATTCTTTGCTTGCAAGACCCGGAGCAAACTCTCCTCGCATGATTATAGCGGCTTCTTTGCTGCCAAGCCCCGCTACCCGCACTAAGTTCTTTCGTATTTCATAATCAGACAGACCAATCTTTTTAGCCGCTTTTATGTCGGCATAAAGCTTGCTTTGATCCCGATACAAATTATTTAAGTAAGAGTTCCACGAACTTATCATCTCTTGGGACGTTGTATCGTTGTCCCTGATGGCGCGAGAAGCTGCAGTCTTGGCGCTAGAACGCAGGCTCAAATACTCTTTGCCCTTGAAATTAAAATCCTTTCGGAGATCAAGAGTGATGGGCGTAAACCCTGATATTATACGGGCCAACTCCTCTTCAGATGTGTATTGAAGTCCCTGCGAAGTGGGGGTGCCAGTAATAGAACGAACTAAACGCCCTTCTTCTAACTCACCCTTACGCTCTTCGCCAAACATCTTAACATATGCAGGTATAAATCCTCCAAGAACATGAGCTACGCCCTTAGCTACCTTATCCCCCAAGGGATCACTGTCTCTCCATATTGGAGTTCCCAATGAAGTTTTACCACCACGACCGATTGGGTTATCAGAGGGTAGGGAATCACGCAGACGTTCGAAAGCCATAGACTCAGTTCCAAACGGCTCTGCATAGGATGTCAAACCAGCCCATGCTCCCGATGCAATACGCTCCGCTGCACCCTTGTCTAGCTCACCCTTCTCAGAATATTCTCTAAGAGCCGCACGAACAGGATCGTAAACAAACGAATACGGAGCAACGTAACTCTGATCTACAAGCTGCATTTTGCCGCGTTGGTCGTTGTTCAAAACAATGAACTGATGACCCGCAGTGTATGGAGCCATCTGAGTTTGAGCCGCGTCCATCTGCTCTTGAGTTGTGCCTGTTGCTTTCATGGATGCTTGGGTTGCAGCATACGGAGCAATACCAGCAACAGAGATGTATGAGGTCAATCTCTGTGATCCAATAGCCCTCATAGAACGTTCAAGCTGTCGGGCTTGCTGCTCACCTATCTCTCGTTTTAACTGGTCAGACGCTTTAAAACTTAGTTCCTTTAAGCCCCTTGTCATGGTGTTTACAGAGTTGCGAATGTTTTCTGACGCGAACGAAGTAAAGCTACCCAAGAAGGGAACTTTGTCCAAAGCTTTCACCGCTGAACCAACACGAGAATATATTGGCATCGTGTCCTTAACAGCGTCAGCCGCAAGAACATCTAAAAACAACATGTCGCCACGAGAGTTTGTGGTGCGTTTAGCAATACCTTGATCTATCAATTCCCGTTGAACAGCAGACATCATTGCTGCGTCCTCAATATCCACAGCCTTTGAAATAGCTGTAGCATAGCGAGATCGCTCACCCAAAACACTCATGACTTTAAAGAAAGAATCAGATTCAGAATAAGTCTTTTCAAAAAACTTCATTAAAGGGATGCTGTCAAAAAGTTTGGTTGAAAATTCTCCAACCTTACCAGCAACACTCAAGTCTTTACCAACCGATTGCAACTCTTTTACAGCTTTAACCAAGAGGCTAGAGTCCCGAACTCCCATCTCGCCCATCATACGAGCCATACTTTGAACACCCTCCTCGTCCAAAGTTGCTAGATTTCCAGAATGCATTCGTGCCGCATCTACAAAATCCATGTCCCGTCCAAACAAACCGTTTGCAGCAAGCATCTGCATGTTGCCCAAGATGTTTCTTACTTGTGAGAGAGGGTTGGGAATAATAGCCAACTTCTGCACGAGACCCTTGGCTTGAACGGCTAAAGCAGCCGCCTCATTCATCGGGCTTTGACCCATACGAGCGCCAACAGATATTGCATCTGCTATTTCAGGCGCAACATACGATCCTGACAGATCGCCATACGACCCGTTAAATGTAGCAGCGTTGTCAAACTCTCCTAGTTTAACATATCCCAAAGTCTGCAGTTCTGTTTCGGCACCCTCAATACTTTCTTTGGTTGCCATGCTTCCAAAGCTGCTAGGTGCGGTGGTCGATTGCATCTCTCCGAGTTCATCTAGCTTTATGACTGAGGGCCTACCTCCACTGCGAAGTAAATCAAGTCCCACTGCCTGAGACTTTGTTAGAGCAGGGTCTTGTGCCATCTGACGATAGAACCGTAGGCCCCCGCTTGTTTGAGCAAGGTTGTCTATTGTAAAAATAAAGTTCTCTTTGAGATCGTCTCGTACACCCATTAACTTTTGTAGGTTAGGGGACGCATCCATCAGAGGCTTACGTTTAATAAACATATCATCAGCCACATCAAGAAGAGGACCGCCCAACCTTACGTTGTCTGCACGGCCTTTCTTTAAGGACTCAACCATAACTTTAGCCGCTGCCTTGGGGTCCATCCCGTGATAAACGGACTCCATACCAAGGGAACTAAACAGGGTTTTACGCGCCTCTTGCTCCAACCCTTGTTCGCTCAACCCCAAATTTTGGTTTCGAAGATTTGTTTTAATCTCGGTTAAAGCTTCTTTGTATACGGCACTGTCAGGATCAATACCCTTGGAATAAAAGCTAACAGGGTTCTCATGAACATCAAATCGTCTACGCAAGTAAACCTTCTGTGCTTTTTGATTTTTTAATATTTCGTCACGAGCTATTTCCAAAGACTCTTTCTTAGCTTGCATTGCAGCCGTGGATTGTTGTCCACCCATCCTAATAGGAATGGATCGCAGACTGCGTTCTATATCAAACAGCATATCATCTTGCATGCGAAGATTAAGGTCTAATAGTTTTTCACCAGCCCGTTGAGCTTGTTTGGAAAAACCATCTAAGGCGGTTGAGTTTCCGTTTAAAAAACTCTCCAAAGAGGACCTTGCTTCCAGAGCCTTTTGTTTTCTAAACTTAGGAAGCTTCAAGGCGTTGATGAAACTTGATGTCTCTTTATCAAATGCGTTAAAGTATTGAACCGCTTGTCTACGGGCTTCGTCGCTAGTAGATATTTCATCTTGCAGGTTTTCAAAAATCTGGCTGTCGGCACCACCGCTGGCCTTAAGATATTTGTTAAACCCTTTGCCAATTCCCTCACCAATACGGGTGCTTCCTAGATAATTAGAAGCCATCGTAAAAGCATTTGTTGTAGCTCGACCCACTGCAGACACGGCATCACCAACCACAGGAAGAGAACCCACTCCTCGAACGGTTGCGCCAACCACAGGAAGAGCAGTATCAAAAGCTAGGCTCAAGATTCCGCTTTCTGTGCCTCGACGTAACTTGTTGCGTAACCGACGAGAGGCTTCTTCGCGTCCTTCTAATCCAACGTCAGATTCTGTTCGCAAGAAATCTGGCAACACATCATAGGTGTCCGATAATGTTGCTCTGTTAGATGGTGTGATTAAAGTCTCATATGCTAAAACGGTTCCTGCGGTAGCTGCAGCTAGTTTCTTTTTACTTCCAAGCAAAGCTTTCGCTGTTTTAGTATTAGCAAGTTTATCAGCGGATTTAAAAAGACCACTTTTTGGAACCGGTATTTTTTTCCCTGCTTTTAATAGTTTCACACCTTGATTGATCCGGCCTAACACTATCAAAGGTGGCAATACACCTATCCCAAACGCTACTAATTCTTCAGTTATTTTTCCCGAAGAGGTATAAGGGTTTAAATCATTTTCATCTCTAAACTCTTTAAAAAATCTAGTAACTTCAGGCGCGGAGTTTGTATCAAAAGCAAAATCAAAAACCAAAGCCGCATCTTCAGAAATACCTTCAGCCATCAAGACAGGCGCAGCCTTAATGCCCCGACCTATTCCAGTAAAGGCAGATTCGGTCATGCCTTTTTCAATGGCTAAAGACTGATCTCTTAAATCAAAAGCTAACTCTTTGTCCCCTGCTTCATATGCAGCAATAGCTTGAGCTTTTAACTCCTCAAACTTCTTAGCTTCAAGAGCGTCATCTCTTATTTTAAAAGCACGTTCCTTGTCTCCTGCTTCATACGCCTCAATAGAAGCATCTTTTAATTCAGAGAAACTGAGCATCACTTCAGGCCCTCATACAAGTCTTTTTCAGCTTTACTCGGCCCTGATTTATCATCTTTAACAGCAGAAGGACTTATACCAAAATAAGTATTATACCTATCAATTTGAGCCTGACTGTAATTGTTCTCTCTTGCTAATTTTTCAAAGTACTCCAAGAGAGTGATGCCCTTTGGTTTTTTAATCCCTTCGTTTGAAAAGCCGTCTTGAGCAGTTTCAAAGATTCTTCCTAACCCCCTATACTCTCCCATTTTCTTATAACCTAAGTTATCTAAATCAAATCTAAATTGCGCTGCATCGTTAGTAGCGACCAACCGTGCATCAATTAACTCAAGTTGAGTTTTTTTATCTCGACCCTCTTTATCAAGAGCTAACTGCTGCGCATCACGTTTTGCAATGCGGTCTGCAGCCATCTCAAAGCCTTTGAGACCGATGGTGTCATCACGCTTCTTGCGGGTGGCGCGGTCTTGGATCGCGGCCTTAGCACCGATCTGCAAGGCATCACCGATATTAGTTATAGCATTCGAAGACTTGCCCGACATCAACGCCGCACCCATAAGCATGAACAACTCGCCCTTACGCGCAGCCTTGTCCTCATCCGACTCTCCAAGCAGGCTCTTGAGAACTTTCACATAACCCTTGGTTAAGTCTGCAATGCCGCCGTCACCAGCAATGTTATTGCCCATGCCTGAGTCATCACCCAACGAGTCAATTTTTTCTGTAACCGTTTCGGGAATTTGTGGGAGTTTAGTAGTTGGGTCGTCAAGCTGTCCAGAAGTGCGTTTGATTTCTTCCAGAAGCGTATCTGAAGTATCAAACTTTTCAATCGTTTCAAAGGTTCCGTCCTGCTCATTATCGTCACCCTTACCGGGAGCATCAGATACTTCTTTAGGAATTTCTTGAGGTAAGATTGGCGGCTCCATTGTTTCAACAGCCGAGTCTTGCGTATCATCAGTGATGAATACGCCATCGGCATTACGACGAAAGCTTGGAGGACGAGGTGAACTTTCTTTGGATGTTCCAGACTCAACTTGACCGGAGTAATCTGGATCATCAGGGGCTGTTTCAACCTTTGCCCCTACGACCCCTGCGGGAACATCCAATGCCGCACCTCTAATTGCTGTTGCATTTTCAACATCGGATAATTTGCTTTCAGTAGTTGGAACAGACTTTGGAACAACCACTTCAGGCTCTGCCGTTCCAGTTAATACAGCAGTAGCGTTCGCAGCATCAGCAATCTTGTTTCCTGTTTCAGTCCCAGTAAATGCTTCGGGCAACGGACCAGAAACATTAATCAATTCTTCAGCAGGAGATTCAACCACCTGCTTAGTACTGGACGGGAAACTAAACTCATCAATGGCGTTAAGGACAGCGTTTTGTTCACTACTCAACACACTTTTTGGAACAACAGCCTTCGCTATGCCCGACTCTAGTGCAAAGTTAGCCGCGTCTTGTGCTTCTATACCACCGCCGATATTCTCACGGGGTCTAAACCTAATACGGTCATCGGAAAAAATATCCCCAGCGTAAGGGTCTCCCGACATTTCTGTTGCTTGAGAAGCTGGTATGCTTTCTCGAATTAAAGTCTCAAGACTCGACTCACCAGTGCCGCCAGCAAGGTTTTTAGAATACGTTCCAGCAAGCTGCTCACGTATAGCGTCACGAACAGTTTTGGACTTTGCAAACTCATCTGCAGCGGAACTAATCTGCGCTGTCTCAGGAGGAATAGGCACACGAGAGGGATCGGATGCTGCGCGTTGCTCCCGAAGTCTATTAACCCGAGTTCCAACCAACGCATCTCCGGGTCGTGCGTTAGCTACAAGACTGCTAAAGCCCTCAGAAATAACCATCTCAACAGGAGAAACCATACTAGCGTTAGCCATGATCTCAGGCACAGCGTTGTTTAGTTTCTCAAGAGTGGCGGAACTAATCCGCAGATACTCACCTACATCCGTAAGACCCGGAACATTAATAATGTAATCCGGTAAATCAGCACCACCACCGTTCGCAAACGTCATGGCTGTTTCCTGTAGCTCCGGTGACGAGCTAAGAATACCACCCATCTGCGCCAGCTTTTTTCGAGAGTCGCGGTTCCTGAACATGCGCCTGTTTGAAACACCGTTTGCGTCAGGGCCGTGTGTCGGGGGAGGACCTGACACGGAACCTCCTTCTTGAAATAATACCATTTCACCAAACGCAGGGGGCTGGCGCATAACATCAAAAATCCGAGGTCCTTGCTGATTAGCTAATGGATTACCAGAAAAACCTCCAAACGGTGAGCCAGTATTTTGAAACATAGGACGCCCCATAAACGGTTGGCGGGTAATGCTTGGTGCAAAACTGTTCATGCCACCGCCAAATGTCTGCTGTTCCTGCTGAGAAACGGTCTGCAAAAAATCATCTCGCTTTTGATCAAACTCAGGATCACCATAAGTCTGCTCTATATACTCGCCGTACTGATCTATGCCACTACTGTTCTTGTTCAAATTATTAAAGTTTTGTAGCGGATTAAACATCTCAACCTCCTAGTTAAACAGGCCTGATTTTTGCAAACCGTACAGACCCATGCCAAGACCACCGATTTGAGAGATCGCACTCGGGCTTGGTTGCTGTTGCTGCGAGAATGTCTGCTGCGCCGTGGGCATGCCCTGATAAATGTCCGAGTAGAACCCAAGCTGCTGATACGGAGCCATAACATTCTGGTACTGGTTCTGACGCTGTGCGTCCAGCATAGCCTGTTGTTGCGCCTGCTCTTGACCGCCCATCGTACTAAGCATGTTGATGTCTTTAAACCCAAGACCCTGAGCCGCCTCGCCAAGCTGCGCTTGCTGCATGCCCAAGGAACCAAGACCACGGCCCAAGGAACCGTATTGACCAGCCATGCCAAGACCCAACTGCCCTGAAGCCTGACCGCCCTGTATACCCATCTGTGCGCCACCCAAAGCTGCGCGTTGTTGACGGCCCATAGCCTGTTCATACGCCCCTTGCGCACGTTTTGCAGCACTCTCGTAACCTGCCTGTCGCATGCCAGCCGCAGTGCGGCCCTGCTGGTTTAGAATACTCTCGTCCAACTGGCCCTGACGAACAGCCTGTCGTGACCCGCCCATTGCTCCAGCCGCAGTAGCCTGAGCGTCAATGCCAGCACGTTGCTGCTCACCCTGACGGCGAATGTCCGTCATGGCTTGCTGAACAGCCGCGTCCTCATATGGGTCCATGAATTGTTGAATGCCGCTTGGATCAAACTGTGCGCCCGTTCCTGCAAGGTCCGAGTACCCCTGACCAACAGCGCCTTGAACACCGCTGATTGCTTGGTTGGTTTGACCAAGCGCGCCTGCGCCCCCATACATTGTACCGATGCCTGCGCCCAGTGTATCTGATGCGGACTGCAACATAGGAGCATACGCGCCTAAACCGGAAGCCGTAAGATCCGAGGCTTGTTGCTGCAAAGGACTTCGACTCGCAACATTATACTCTGGCAAAACAAACCCAGCGTCCTTACCCAAAGCCTGCGCTCGTTCCAGTATTTCTTCTTGAAACTTGCGAAGGTAGTCAGGAATCTCGGTCCTGCTAATCTGTGTTATTGTATCAGCCATTTTTAAATTCCTGCATGTTTCTAAATAACTTAGCGGCTACGGCTCCTCGGGTGCCGTTGGGCGCATCCCCAATCATCTTGCCTGCCATCTCAGCATCTCCGCCACCTATATTTCTCAAGTCCTTTAGAGACAGAACAACCTCCCCGTTTGAAAGCATTGCTTCCTGAACAGGGTTGCCGTCCTGATAGATCATTGCAGGGATATCATCACTGGTCCCTGTTCCGGGGCCTTCGATCAGACCACCGAGTCCTTCGATTTGACCACCCCTTGCGTATAACCCACCAACCCCCATGCCCTCAACTTGCATGGACGATTCGAGGCCATCATCATACTCGTCCCGTTCTTCGGGAGTGCTAAACCTCGTACCATCGAACCGACTTGAAAAAAGATTGTCTAAACGAGCCTTCTTTTCCTCATCAGTTATACTCGTCCCATCGTATCCTTCAGTGCTTAAAGGAGACGGCTTTGGTTCTTGTACTATTGACGATAGAATAGCCGCTTGAGCAAAAGGATTTGAAAGAATACCTTTCTTCTCTGGACCCGCTATTGTGCTCATAGGCTTTCCAATGAAACCTAACTTTTCTAACTGAGCGCTAAGTGGTTTACCCATTGGTGAGTTTTGAAGGGCAGTACCAATACCACCCCCGAAGGCTGTGTTAGCACCGCCAGCCAGAAGCCCGTACTTAATAGCGTTCTTAAAACTTCCGCCACCAGCCAACGTGCCTAACCCTGCACCAATAGCAGGAGCCAAGAAGGTTCCTGCTCCGGGGACTAAAAGCCCAGCAATGCCGCCTAGAATGCCGCCAAAGTTAATGCCCATACCAAACCACCACTATGAATTGACCGCACATTATCACGATATCTCCAAAATACTAGCTACAACATGCAACCTGTTTGCTGTCCCTGCCGTGACTTTTAAGATTTCATCTGCCTGAACCACGAGCGGAGCCGTTAATAACTCAACTGTACCCTTGGCCCCAACAGCCTTGTCCTTGTATAAACTAAACACATCCGACCCGCTGGTTAATGTTAGCGTCAACGTGTCCGCGTTGTTGCTATCCTCTGATACAAGAATAGATTTTACAATCGCGGTAGCAAACTGACCACAAGTGTAGAGCGTTGTCACGTCCGTTGTCGTAAGGTCAACCTTTGCGTTTACATAAACATTTGCCATTAGCCCATAAACCACCCTACTGCGGTAGCTTTGTTCTCGTCACTGTCCTGTTGAGACGCATTGTACTGCGCTAGAAAAGTAGAGAAAGACCGCACAACTTCGTTAAGATAACGTTGGTCATAGTCCAAAGGCGCAACAGGGAAAAACGGAAGTGGAGTAGGTGTAGCCATCAGCGCCTCCCGTCTGGTCTTATTTCAATACGAGGCACACCCAAGCGCCAAAGCACGTTTTGCGTAGTGGACTGCACCTTTAACGTAAAGCTGCGGCCTCGCAACCGCGTAAAGTACTGGTTTGTGTACTGGTCTATGGGCGTTGCAGCCGTTTTTGCAACCGCGTTTGTAGAAGAGTTCTGATCTACTTGGCCCGGAAAGTTCTTTGTTTCTAAGATAAAATTCATCGTAGATGTGTCAGTAGTTTCCCTGAAATTAACGTCAGGAATCACACGACTGATGAATGAAAACTGATTGCCTTGTGATATACGCATGTCACCAGACTCAATAAACGTGGACATGGCTGATCCATCGTCCTCAGTTCCTTTTTCATGATCAAGCAAAAAGTTATCTGTAGATGTAGCAATCGGAAAGGCAGAGATGCCGCGATCTAACCACGCAGTGCGTCCCAAAGTTCCTATAAACCAAAGCTTTTCCATGTAGTTATATACTACATAACGGTCATTCTCGGTATTTCCAGCATCGTTAGATGGGTAAAACCACCACACCTCCGAGAAGGAGACATTAGCCCCAGCTATAACTTTTTCTTTTTGGTCCCTGTTCATGCCGTCAAACACAAAGTCTCTGACTGTGCAAGGTATTCGCTGCACTGCACCTGAGTAGGCGTAAAACTCTGCGTCCCCCATCCAAAATACTTGGTCATCAACCGCGATTGCAGCTTTGGGACTAGCGATTGTAATGTTTTCAGAGATTAGGTTAATGCCAAAAGTAAACGGTGGCCCAATAAACTGCATTGCGTGAATAGATACATCCGTAAACACAAGTATCTGTTGCCGTGTTTCAACGGCTTGAATAATAGTGGAGCCAGAACTTATACGCAAATCACCCGCTGTATTACTGGCTGTTGGATACCATTGAACAGGGTTTTCCTGACTACTAAATCGTATAAGCAAAGGGTCTTGAGTCCCACTACCATCTGTAGCCGTTGAAGATGCACCAAGGCCATCCGCACCAAACGCAATAACGTGACGATCCCTGTCGGAAAGCAATACCTGTAAAGCCACAGTGGGAACGGAGGTCCGCGTTCCGAGGCCCAAACCGCTATCTGTTAGAGCCTTGGCCCTTGTTCCTACGCCGTTTGTTTTATCCCAATAATAGATTGAGCCGTTACGGTCATTAAGAATTAAGTCCTCACCAAAGTTATCTTGATTCCAAATACGCAGGGTGCTTGCGGCACTTACTGAATCTGTGTTTATTGCCTCACCCCAACCAACAAAATCGTTTGAACTTGCCGCGTTGCCAACAGCTAAAAGAACGACACTATTATCGGCGTGAGTAGCGGCAGTGGTGCCTAAGTGACCGCGAGTACAGCCAGTTAAATCGTTACTGCTAATTCCACCCACTTTTATTAACTCAGAGTCTACAATTATAACGTCATTAGCCACAATGCCCGTTGTGCTATCTAGGGTAATTGTAGTTTCACTAGCGTCTAAGGCTTCGTTAAGCTGACCAACCAATGCACCATCTGTTGTGCCGCCCCAAAGACCAGCGCCCCAACCAACACCGCCTTGCACAGAAGAGTTTAACCCTGATCCAATCTGATAAGTGCCGACAACACTACCGCCGCCGTTGCCCGTATCACTGCTATTCGCATTGACCGCTGTGGCGCTTATCCCACCAGATACCGTAATACTTTCTATTGTGCTAACGGTTCTAGCCGATACTTTGTACGTGTTTCCATTTACAACTTCTGTAACTTGATACTCTTGATTCAAGACGTTTGCTGTAATTGTTCCGCCCAATGTTGCCGCACCAGAAAAAGTTACAAAGTCGTTTACTATACAGCCGTGATTTGTGTCTGTTACAGTGAGGACAGGCGATCCATCTGTTGCAGCAAATGTAACGTCTCCTGCGCTAGTAGTAAGGCGAATGGGGGTAACGTCTTTAAATGCTGTACCCTGTTTAATGTAAAACTTTTCTTCAGTTCCAACGCCCAAAAACTTTTCGCCGCTTAAAGCAACAAACTCATGCAATCCACGGCATAACCCCAAGAAAGGATTGTTGGTGTTTTTTTCCCAGCCGTTTAGCTTTTCAGGATAACCAAACCGAAACCGCACCTTATCACAATCAACCCAACCGTTTTCTTCAGAATACGGCGTAATCTCTTTGTTTATTCCGGGTTTAAATTTAAGGTCTGTAAGCGGCATTATCAAACCACCGTTACGTTAGGAATAGGCTGAACAGCTTTTAATTCATCTGGTGTTGTTGCCGCTGCTATTCCAGAGTTAGTTGGAGCATCCCTTAACGCTTGCTTTTGCGCGGCGATAGTAGCTTGATCTGATGTATTACCAGCCTCTAAAGCCCTCATGTATAGAGTATCAAGTTTTTCAAACTCTGTTTTACGAGCCGCTCTTATCTTATCTTGCCAAATCTTTCTGGCAGCTACCATGTCGATCTGTATAACGGTGGTGTCTGCCGCAGGAGCAGACCAAGCGTTACGAAACGTGCGATCCGCTGGGACCGTATAATCTGCAGCTTTATAAGATGTAGCACCTATTTTTACAAATGTGGTCATGCCGCCATTCTCCAAGCATTTCTAAAGTTCCTGTCAGATGGTACTTGCTCCGTGCGAACAATCCAAAACATAGGGCGGTTGTGTTCCTTAGACCAAACGCGGCGTGGCAGGTCTTTCATACACAAATACTCCATTGCTTCTTCTTCCGTCAAAGGGTCAATGCGAGGAGCAGACCATTGTAAAGCATGTTTTTCTGAGTCATGTTTAAACGATTTATGCCGACCCTCATCTATGGCCTGTTGCTCGTCATCTTGTAACTGCCAGTAAACCCAAATCGGTGGCAGCTTTCCTGACATTGCTTCATCCAGCCAGCTTTGAGACGGTATCAAAACCTTCACTGGGGCGTCCAGATCGTCTGGGTCTTCAAAGATCACACGATATTTAGTGTGTTTTATCATCTGATAAAGTTCCAGTATTGGTTATCCAAATCAATGTGATTATTGCTATCTGAAACAGAACTAACGTTTATTTCTGAGGTGCTTTTTAAAACAGGAGTTCCATCAGTTACGTCTGTTGATTCAACCATGAGATTAACACCCGCACCGAGGAAAGAAGTGCCGCAAGTGCCAATATAGTCCTCATCTGAAAAAACGGGGCTAAAAGCTAAAGTATAATCTCCTGTGCCATTATCAGTAATTCCACTAACATTTGCGTTAGCACGAATGGCGACAGTACCAGTGCCATTAAAGTTCACCCAAGCCGTTTCACCATCCGAATATGTTTTTAAAGAACTGACTGTGATCTGCTTCATCGTTCCGTTGTCGTTCAAAACGATCTGGTCCGCATCAACCACCGTAACGGCAGAAGCAGATGTGCCGCCGTCCATGATGTTAAGCTCTGCCGCCGTGCTAGTAACTGCGGTGCCGTTAAGGGACAGGGCATCAGTCTCAAGAGTGCCGTCAATGTCCGCGTTACCCGATATGTCTAATGTGGCGGCGTCTAGTTCTCCTGACAGGGTAATGTTAGTAGCCCCTGTAATCGCGCCGTTTAAAGCAACCGCACCGTTTATATCAATCGTGGTTGCTGCAATCTGCACCTCAGTGTCCGCAACAATATCTAACTGACCGTCCGCGCTGGATTGAACATATATAGCCGCATCACGAAACTGTATTTTATTATCGGTAGCTATCGTTGTAGCAGCCGCAATGCTTACTGCGCCATCTATGTCCACGGCACCACTAATGTCTAACGTTGCTGCGTCCAACTCACCCGTCATTGTGACGTTTCTAAAGCCTGTAATGTCCTTGTTACTGTCAACAACAACCGCTTTGCTGGCACTAACTGTACCCGCAGTTACATCAAGCTCCGTTAGCGAACTAAGAACCGCTGTAAAATCTGTGACTGCGGCCCCAGAACCTGCTCCGTCAGCTAGAACAATAGCCGACTTTGTAGTGGCTATTGTGACATTGGCCCCAGAACCTTGTGTTATAGACAAGCTTTGATCTGTGCTGTTCAAGATCATGTAAAGTCGGGCTTTGTCGTTTTGCTCTAAAGTAACCGTGCAAGTTCCACCCGGAGTTCCTGTAAAATTTATAGCCTTGTAATGACCGTCAGACAAAACCGCCGTAGTGGACAACGACAACGTGTAAGACGTGCCAGATAAAGCAATCGAAACAAAACCATTGGCTGCACGGTCTATGATATCAAAGTTGTTGTTGGTGCTGTCGCCCCATGTACCCGACTCATCACCAGTAGATATTTTTTTAATTGCGTTAGCGCTAGTGTATGTAGCCATGATGTGACCTCAGCTATAAATTTAAATAGACTATACCCCTGTTTCTGCTTCTAAGCAACTATGCAGCGATCTCCCCCCAGCTTGGAGTTTGCGAAGGAGTTATAGCAGAGAAGGTTGAAGACTGAGAGGGTGTGATTACAGAATAACTTGGCGTCTGGTTGGGGATTATAGGCCCCCAAACGACTACAGAACCAACCGCGCTTGTAGCGGCTACACCCGTTACGGACACATTAGCTTTTGCATCAATCGTAACAGAACCAACTGCGCTTGTGGCGGCTATACCTGTAACAGATATATTGGAGAAACACGTTAATGTTACAGTTCCAACGGCACCAGTGCCAGAAACTCCTGTAACAGTAACATCACTTGGAGCGTTGCCAAAACCCGCTATGGAATTGTCTGCGAGTGGGGAGAAACCAAGCATTTAAATAATCTCCGTTGTCACTATTGATATCAACAACTTATCCTGTAAAACTATCGGCTGCTGTAATAGCCGCGTCGATTTCAGTAAAGCTCTTGCTGCCCCAATCACTGTATGTGTCTTTCTGATGCTTCAAATAGCCTACGCTACGTGTCACACGGGCTTTCTTTTCATCGTGCGTTAGGTCATATCCAAAATCTTCGTCTGTTGCACTATCACCTTTAGCGTGAGTAGCAATAACACTATTAATTGTGCTTGCCCCGCCTAAACAAGCTGCATGTGCTTGTGTGATTTCATCTGCTGTACGGGTCATTGTAGTTCTCCTATATTAATGTTGCCTGAGATGGATATACGTTCCCCATCGTTGTCGTAGAACGGGAAGACCTGATGAAGCATTGTTGACGGAAACATAACCATGTAACCTTCTGCTTCTTTCTCCATATTGTAGGCAAAGGTTGATACCCTGCCTAGAGTATTTGTGTAGCTAAATGCAAAGTTAGATATGTGGTTATCTGCATTTGAGTTGGCACAAATAGGAAGCTGCTTCTGCTCTGCATAAGACGTAGGTATCTGCATCCATATAACAAAGCTGTACACACCACTGTGATCGTGAGGTGGGTTAAACTCATGCTGCTTTTGAAAGTTTACCCATAGGCTTTCTAAACTAAACCCTTGGCCCTCTTTCATAACGGCTCTCCAAGGTGCGCCATAGTTTTGCATATGACTGTCCATGAAAGCCGGTATTGTTTTAGTGACAAACTCTTCAAGCAAGGGAGAGCTAGAGTCTAACCTGATGGAAGAACTGATGTTACCAGCCAACTCAGGTTTCATATCCTCTGGTTGTTTCCTTGCTTCATTGATCACTGTCCAAATGTTTGCAACAACGTCCTCTTGTAGTTGAGCCTCAACCACTCCTACATTTGGAAAGTGTCTTGGTATTAGTTCCATGATCACCCTTCTAGTGTGGCTACTCTTGCGGTGAGTGCTTCAATTAATGCGTTCTGTTCTTGTATTGCTTTAACTAGGATTGGTACAAACTT